CCCTATTTAGGGGGGAATTCGCTATTCTATTAAATGCATGTTGAATTCACGCCAAGGGCATGGTGTGGATTTGTAATTTATTTTGTCCAATAACATTTATCTATATGAATTTAATATGCGTGGTGTCAAGCCACGGCCTGGTGGGAAGGTTTCTCCCAATTCTCCAGATGTCGTCAGGGTTTTTAAAGCCCAATCAGGAGTCTTAGGTGACGAGGCTGTATCAAGTACTGCAAATCCGAATGATAACCAGCAACAATTATTGTTCAGTGATGAGGTCGCTGGGGAAGTATATGATACATTGCATTATGTTGATCCTACGCGTCATTTACAGGATAATCATAATGTACACTTGGGCGACTTTTTCTCGCGCCCAATTCGAATTCAGGAATATGAGTGGGGAACAGGTCTATCACTCTATCAATCTTTCAAGCCATGGGAGAACTTTTTCACTAACAAACGTGTGATTAACCGTTTAGCGAATTTCAAATTATTGCGTTGCAAACTCCACCTCAAGATTTTGATAAATGAGAATGGATTTTTGTATGGGCGAGCACTTGCGTCATATTTACCTTTGGAAGGGTATGATTTCTTAAGTGTGAATCGCTCATTAATTTCGCAAGATTTGATAGCTGCTTCGCAGCGTCCACGGATTTTCCTGAATCCAACAAATTCGGAGGGTGGAGACATTATTCTCCCTTTCTTTTGGCATAAGAATTATTTGTCAATAACCAACGAAGAGTGGGCAGACATGGGAGAAGTGGTTATACGTTCCATTAATGACTTACTTCACGCCAATGGTGCATCTGACCAGTGTACGATAAGCGTTTTCGCCTGGGCCGAAGATGTGGAAGTTGCAGTTCCTACAAGTAACACCCCCACTATGACGCCCCAGATGGGGACATTAGAAAACGATCAAGCTAATAGAAATGGTATTGTGTCTAAGCCAGCCACCACTATTGCTAGAATTGCTAACACTTTACGCACCATTCCATCCATAGCCCCATTCGCCATGGCAACTGAGATTGGTGCTAATGCTGTGGCAGGAATAGCTAGTGCCTTTGGGTATAGCTCTCCTGTTGTGACAAAGGCACCTGATCCCATGGTTCCCCACTTAGTTGGCGATATGGCAACTGCCAACACACCTGACACATGTTTCAAGTTGACATATGATGACGCCCAGGAATTGACCATAGACCCGAGGATTTCTGGTTTGGACTCTGAAGGGGATGTCTTAGCTATCAAGTCAATAGCTGCTCGTGAGTCCTATTTAACGAAATTTGCTTGGACGGTCGGGACTGCCCCTGATGCTATGTTGTGGAATGTTAGGGTGCAACCCACAATGTGGGACGAG